CTGAACGCGAGCAGCGCCTGCTCGACGCCCTGCGCGCCGGCAACACCCGCGGCCATGCCTGCGTCTACGCCGGTTTCGAGCAGCACTCCTTTCAGCGCTGGATGCTGCGTTACGCTCATTTTGCTCAGGCCGTAGAAAAAGCCGAAGCCGACGCCATCGTGCGACACGTCGCCAACATCGCGAAAGCTGCCGCGGATGGCCAGTGGACCGCCTCGGCCTGGTGGCTCGAACGGCGCTTCCCCGATGAGTACGGACGCCGCGAGCGCCTCGACGCCGCGGTCCAATCCGAGATCACCGTGCGCGTCGTCTACGAAGACCTGCCGATCACCATCGACCACAACGCCCTGAGCGGCTCAAATGGCCGAGCGCACAGTTAGGCTCGCGCGCCCGCACCCGGCCCAGGCACAGATCCTGGCCGAGAAGCGTCGCTTCAACGTGGTCGCGCTGGGCCGCCGCGCGGGCAAAAGCACACTCGCTCAGCACCTGCTCATCGGCAAGGCGCTTGAGCGCCAACCCACGGCCTACATCGCGCCGGTCTACAAACTCATGGCTGAGCAGTGGCGCGAGCTGCGCGGCACGCTCGAGCCCATCACGCGAAATAAAAGCGAGCAGGATCACCGGCTCGAGCTGGTAACGCGCGGCACAATCGAGTTCTGGTCGGCCGATGATCCGAATCCTGGACGTGGTCGCAAGTACGCGCTGGTGGTGGTCGACGAGGCGGCGATGATCCGGGGACTCCTGGACATCTGGCAGCTCGCGTTACGCCCGACGCTGGCCGACCTGAAGGGTGACGCGTGGTTCATGTCCACGCCGAATGGCCTCGGCGATTTTTATCATCTGTTCCAACTCGGGCAGGATGACCTGGAGTCCGACTGGAAATCGTGGCAGATGCCCACGGCAGTCAATCCGTATATCGCGACGGAGGAGTTAGTCGCGGCCCAGCAGGAGTTACCGGAGCGCGCCTACGCGCAGGAGTTCGAGGCGCAGTTCCTCCAGTTGGAGGGTGCCGGTGTCTTTCGCGGAGTGCAGGCGGTGGCGCGGCTGGAGCCGCAAGGGCCGCTCGAAGGCCATCAATACGTGTTCGGCATCGACTGGGGCCGCAGCAACGACTTCACCGTCATCAGCGTCCTGGACGCGAGCACGCTCGAGCAGGTCGCGCTCGATCGTTTCACGCGAGTCGAGTGGGAGTTCCAGGCCGAACGGCTGCACCGCTGGGCTGACCTGTACCACCCGCGCGGCATCGTGGCCGAGACCAACGCCATGGGCAACCCCATCGTCGAACGGCTCCAGCAGGGCTATTCGCGCATGCTGGGCGACGCGCGGCGCGCACTGCCGATGATCCCCTGGCTGGCGACCAACGCCTCGAAGGCGGCGGCCATTCAATCCTTGAGCCTGGCGATCGAGAACGGCGACGTGACGCTGCTCGAGGACGACGTGCAGACGGGCGAGCTGCTGGCCTACGAGGCCGAACGCCTGCCGTCGGGGTTGCTGAGGTACGGGGCGCCGGTCGGACAGCACGATGACACGGTCATAGCTTTAGCCTTGGCGTGGGTCGGCGCCTCGCAGCCGGCGGTCACCACGCGCTCGAGCTACGCGTTTAGCCGATGAACATAGCGCCCCGCGCCGTGTGGTCGACTGCACACGTCCCGCGTCCGGGAGTGGTTGGGGCGCGGCGTCAGTGTACCCGGCATGCGCATTGCGCGATGTTCTGCAGCCTACGGTGAGCGATGTTTCACGCGTAATGTTTCACGGGGTACACTGAGCCAGCGTCGTGGCCTCTGAACCGCCCAGCGCGTCGTACCTGACCGAGCTCCAGACGGAGATGTACGACCGCTACCGTCGCGACGACGTGCAGATCGACACCTACCGCGCTCAGCGCGAGATGCGCATCCCCGCCATGATGGGCGCGGACGAGAAATACACCCTGGTCAACGTCGACCCGCGCGATCCCGACGTCTCCGAAGAAGCTTTTCAGCAGACAGCCATGCTGACGCTCGAGCGGCCGAAACTGCACCTGGACGGCGGCGAGTCGGACACGGCGCAGACCGCGGCCTCACAGCGCGAGCACTGGACTGAAGAGACGCTCTGGCAGTGCGGCTCGCGAACGCCCGGCCAGGACACCATGACCTTTGTCACTGACGCGGCGCTGAACGACGGCGGCGCCTGGACAAAGATTTTGTTCCTGCCCGACGCCTGGGACAAACGCTACGCCTACCCGGTGCCGAACCCTGGCGAGAGTGCTGAGGCCTGGGCGCACTACGACAAGGCGACCGAGGACGTGAAGAAGGCCTGCGGCCCGCCCTTCGCCTGGGAGTTCTGCGATGCGCGCGCGGTCTACCCCGACTTCATGGGTGGCAGGCTCGCCGAGGTCATTGAAGTCACGGACCGGCCGCTGCGCACGACCTTCCGTCGCTACCGCCTCGCGCTCGATGGCGACGGCAACATCGTGCCCGAGGAGCTGGGCCAGGCGCAGGCCTCGAACATGTACGGCGCCTCAGGCCGGCCAATCCTGCCCACCTCGATCACCATGTTGGAGCACTGGGACGAGACCTGGGCGTCCTGGGCGGTGACCGGCACCAACTACAAAAACGAAGCCACCGGTGCGATTGTGAAACAGTTCCAGCACGGCTACGGGTTTATGCCGTACGACTTCGCACCGGGCCTGTGGATGAACCACTGGCGCAACCGCAAGATCGGCTGGGGTGTCTCCCAAACCAAGCTGTGGCTCGTCCAGTACCGCCAGTACCTGCGCGCCATGCACGCTCAATATGTCGCGAGAGACCTGCTCAGCCCGCTCGTGACCTATGGCGATTCGAGCGCGGCACCGGTCATCGGCGATGATGGGAAACCCAGAGACCGCGATCCAGGGCCGTTGCCAGGTGAAGTGATCAACCTCGGTCCAGGCCGCCAGCTCGCGCGCATCCAGTACCCCGACGCGACCACGCTCGAAAAACATATGCAGTTGATCGACAACGCCATCCGCGAGCTCGAATCGCCGCGGGTGACCACGCTCAGCGGCATGGAAGGCGCCGGCTTCGCCATCTCCCAGGTGCTCAGCTACCAGCGCGTCAGGGTCGGGCCGATCGTGAACTCGATCGAGCAACTGCTCAAGGTGCAAACGGAAAAGCTCTGGGAGCTGGCGCAGAACAAGGTCAAAGAAAAGATCTGGGTCGGCTACTCGGGCAGCGACGCCAAAGGCGGCTCCGGCTACATCGGCCTCGCACCCGACGACTTCGCGCGTCCCGTGAAGCTGCAGTGGAACGTGAAACAGGAGCTTCCGACCGACGACCTGATCAAGGCGCGCTACGCCCACGAGCGGCTGCAAGCGGGCACCTGGGGCAGTGACGAAGCGATCGACTACCTGGGCGACAATCCCGACGAGATCCGCCGCAGCAAAGCCAGAGACCGCATTCGCCAGTCGCCGCAGTACCAGCAGTGGCTCGACCAGCAGATCTTCCAGTTTGCCGGCCGCGGCGACATCCTCGCGACGGCCTCACAGGCCCAGCAGATCGCCGCGCAGGGCCAACTCCCAGGACCACCGGGCGCTGGGCAGCCTGGTGGCATGCAGACGCCGGCACCGGGCGTGTTCGAGGGTGGACAGCCCGGTGCCGGCGGCGTGCCCGATCTGGCAGCACTGGCCCAGGCGCCCGGCGGCGCGGGCGTCAATCCGCCACCTGGCCCACAGGTAATGCAAGGCGCAGCTCAAAATATCGGCGCCCCAGGCGCAGGAGGTGTTTAGGAAGTCATGGCCAAGTTCACCCCACCATCAGGCAAAGACCATCCGCCGGCAGCGGGCGCGCATTCGTGCGGGCCGATGACCGACCACGGCGGCGGCGGCAACGGGCCGATGATGCAGAACGCTGTCACGCGCGACCAGAAGACCAACCCGCCACCCAAGAAATAGTCATGGCTGGCAAGAAGTGGACGGAGGCCAAAGACCTGGCGTCGGATAAGCGCGCCGGGATCAAGCAGGGCTCGAGCAAAGACAACGCCTTAGACCGTGCTCGAGGCGTGCCCGTACGTAAGGCTCCGAAAGGCAAGAAGTGATGGCTGGCGGCAAGTGGATTTCCGGCGCCATTAAGAAACCGGGCAGCCTGAGGAAATCGCTCGGCGTCAAGGAGGGCCAGAAGATTCCCGCCAGTAAGCTCGAGGCTGCAGCGAATAAGCCCGGCATCACTGGTCGGCGCGCACGGCTCGCCCAGACTCTCAAAAAACTCGGCAAGTAACTTTCTCTCTCAGAAGATGCCGCAGCAGAGCGATAGCGAACTGCTCAGGGACTCGATGACGCGGGAAGTGACCAACGACGCCGCGGCCATCGCGGGGCAAATCTTCCAGACGCCCGAGCCTGACGTCTCGCGCGTTTCGAATCAGCAGCTCGACGATCGCTACCGTCAAGCGTTCATGACCAATGATCGCCAGTACCTCAGTCAGGAAGCCTTGAGAGATCCGATCCAGTTCATGGCCAGCATGCAGCGTCTCGGCGTCAGCATGCCGCCGGGTGACGAGCTGACGCCAGAGCCGCCGCTGCCCAAAGCCGCCAAGCCCAACGTGCAACTGCCGAAACCACCCGCGGCAGCACTGCCTACACTGGTCCAGCCGACGGCGCCGACTCCGGCTCCGACGCCTCCACCGCAGCTCGCGCCTGCGCCGCCGGCACTTTCTCAACAACAACA